CCAGTTCATATCAATATAAAGACGATTTGTATTTCTGTTATATCTAATTGGTTGTTTTCCAACAAGAAGCTGCTCTAATAGTTGAATATGTTGGAACGCCATATAGTATGGAACCATTGACTGATAAGTCAATGTATATAAGTCATTCAAAGCAATTTGATAGCGAAGATTGAATATATTGTTTGTGGCAATATAGTCACCAATATCAAAAATATTAACTACGCCAATAATGTTCTGTGGGATAGTGACATAACCGCCAACAAAACCTGAAACAGATGCACCAGATCCTGTTGATGTTGTTATTGTTACTGTAGGATCAATTCTATAATCATGTCCAATTGCAGTAACAGTGATTGCAGAAATTGTGCCATTAGCATAAGTTGTTAATGATGCAGTTGCACCTGCTCCTGAAGCATCGCCAGTAAAAGGTGTAATTGTAACGGTATCAGAATTTGAATATCCTGTACCGCCATCATGAACAACTATTTCCTTTACAGCACCAGGAAAATCTTTTTCAGTAAAAACATAGCGATAGTATTGTTTTTCAACACCATCAAAGTGGTAATCGTAGTAATACTTCAATGCTTCATCAATACGATCTTCTACCTGATCATCATCAACATTGATTTCTATTACTGGTTTACCTAACTTACGAAGGCAATATTCTTTAAATTCTGATCTAGTTTTTGGTGATGCCATGGTCATAAATCTCCATTTTTATTATTTATAGAGACTTAAACTCCCAACATTTCCTTAAAAGATTCTGTGTGAGTTTCGCGCTCTGCTAAACCAATTGTTCCGCCATTGATACGCTTAGTTACCTTAGTAACATCATCAGTGTCAGCAAGTTCATTTAATCCATTGCTATACCAAAACCATGCAGCAGATTCGATTGCACCTGCAGGAGAAGAAACTAACTTTACAGTTTCTTCTAAAGAAATTTCTAAATCTTTTGCAAAATGTTCGTAGTTTGACTTGCCAGTTAACTGAATAAGCCCACGACCACGATAACGGTATCCATCACCAGATTCTGGCGCGCCATTGCCCATACGATTACTATAAACTAAGTTAGCAATCTTTTCTGGTTTCTTTGAATAATCATCTGGGTTCTTGTCCTTAAAATACTTAGGAAAAACTTTGCTAAGAGTTTCTGCTCTATAGTTAAGATTTTCTTCTACTGCTCTAAACCCGCCAGATTCATGTGAGCACTGTGCAAGAAAATGTGCTAGACGAAGAGGAGTGTTGATTTCATATTCTTTCAATAGGTCCAATGAACCACAAAGGGCATCTACAATTTCAGGTTTTGCATTTGGAAATTCTTCCAAGATCATTTCTGTTGTCAATTCCATAATTATCTCCTAATATGTTGCGTTTGGTGTGATTGTAACTATTCCTTCTTTTACTCTAGTTACAATGCCTGTATTGCTTGTTACTTCAACATCATAAACATAACGACCTGCAACGATATTTGCTGTAGCATTTGATGTTAAAGCAAGAGTAACATATCCTGTGCTATTTCCAGTCGCAGTAAATGATACAGCATTTGTAGATGTATAATGTTTTCTAATTTTAGATGCAACAGTATATGTTGTCAGATTAATAGCAGTATTTGTGCTATCATAAGCAATGATATTGCTATTAGAATATGTAGCACCTTGATCAATAACTAGATTTAATTTTGTTGCCATAATCTGTTTCCTTTATTCTTATTTATACTTTATGAAAACAAAAATAATATCTCTTATCGCCGTTCTTGTTTACTTCTTCACCAAACTCTTCAATCTCATATCCATACATATTAGCAATTTTCTTGATGAATTCTTCAGTCCAATCAAAGAACTCAATTAATTCCGCCAATGGGAATTCAGGACATATATGAGGAATTCCTGGATTAACTCTCCAATACTGCCTTCCACCCTGTACAGTCATTTTATCAACAGCATCAATCTCTTCAATTATCTTATCATAAGGACCAAAGTTAAGAGAACCCAATACTAGAAGAACGTCAAATTGCTTTTCTTTATTGTTTTGATAATATTCATAGATTCCTTGCTTAACATCTGCAGCATCATTATATGGATCAATACCTACAAACTCATCACAGTTAATATGAGGCTTATATTCATTATATCCGCAACCAACATCAAGAACAGTTTTAGGATTAAGTTTATTTACTTTATCAGCAATAGGCTTATGACCTGTAGCTGTCATAACACTAGTATCATTCCACTTTCGCCAGTATGTGCTGTAATACTTATCAAGGATTAGAGTGTGTACATCATAGGTAAATCTCCACAACAACTCATCTTTTGCTTCTTTAATCAATCCAAAAATTTTCATAATTTATCTCCATTATATAAAAACACATTTATATCATTTTCTGCATATATTTGAGGTTTATTATTAGGTATAGAAATACCTATTTTATTACAAAGTTCTACACTATCATTAATGCTTTTGACTTTATTAGACGTTGTATAGAATTTACGCATATCATAGTTTTGATTATCAATATGTTTTGCCATATGATTCAAATCAATATAGTATTTATCATACTTAGGATATGTTATATTGAAATGCCCACAGCGTACCCACCATCCTAAACAAGCATCATCAGGTCTATCAACTAAAATGATAGGACAATCAGTCCATGTTTTAGAAATAAAATCTAAGTGATGACAAAAAATATGACTTTTAATTAATTTAATACCATCACCTGAAAAAGGTTCATCAAATTTAACTTCACATTCTTCTTTTGAATATTGATTTAACTTTTCAAATCCGTCACCAAATTCCATTCCAGGATCAAAGTAACTAGCAATATGCATGAGGTTTTTTTCTCCCCATGCATCATGCCAATATGTTCTTTCTTCACTATAATCTGTATGATCTATATCTTTGCTAAAATATATATTTTTACAAACACTACTCCATTTTGATCCTGGAGCTCCTGCTAAAAATATATACTTCACTGTTCACCTTCATTAGTAATAACTTGATTTAGCATAGGAAGAAACGTTTGTCTTATTTTGCTCAACTTATCTCTCATTCCTGATGGCGTTAAATCTTCAATTACAACAGTAACAATGTTTTTGTCTTGCCATTCATTGAATTCTGCAGAATTTATTGCTTTGACAAATGCAGCATTATACCACTTTACAATTTCTTCAGGTGTCTTTGGTGGTGCTATGAGCAACCATCCTGCTTGAACATCAATGCCAGGAGCAACAGTATTCAACAAAGGAACTTTAGGATATTGTGGTAACGTTGCATTGCCAGTAAATCCGATTGCTTTAACTGCGCCATCATCTATTTGTGCTTGTGCAATAGTAATTGGCATGATACCAAATTCAGTTTCATTTTGAATTACACTATATAGTGCCTGTGCAGGTCCTTGATAATTTAAATGCTTTACAAGATCTTTATCTGCTTTAGCATTATAAATCAAATATTCTAAAGCAGTCCTATGAGCGCCGCCACCAATAGCAACAATGATTTGTTCTTTAGTATTAGAAATACGATCTATAAATTCTTGTGGCGTATTTACTTTACTGCTCTTATGAGCAACAAGAACTAAAGGACTATCACCTATACTTGTGATATAACTAAAAGAATCCCATTGAAATTTTTTGCTTTTCTTTTGCCAAATATCATTAGTAACAAAATTCATCTTGCTAGGAATTGCTAATACAGAACCATTATTAGGTTGGTTCATCAAATGATTTAATGCAACTACTTGATCTGCACCTGCCATGTGCTGCACTACAAAACTAACATTTGGATGTTCTTTATTAACAATGCTTGCAAGTTTTCTAAAAGCAATTTCATTACCCGCACCTGGTGCATTGCCAACAATAACTGTTACTGTCTTTGGGGGTTCCCATGCATACGCTACGCTAGAAAACATAATCATAATTGCTGTAAATAAGGACTTAATCATTTACTTTATCTCCACTACTTGTTTCCGTGATCTTTCTCTAATAATTGTATTTGTTCTTTCAGTCACATAACCTGTGATCTGTAGCATAGGACGATCTTCCCATCCCATATTGCAAGTGGCGTGAGGGATGTTTTTCCAATCCCATGTAATGCAGTCGCCTTTACGCCATTGGTGAAAGTTTGCGTTGCCTAATTGAAAAACTTGTCCTAGTTTCCAATCATCTAACATGATAGCGAACCGACGCATTAACTCTGGTTGCTTATCAATATCAATTACCTTGAAACTATTTTCACGTTCTTCACGGGCAGCAAAATTATCAATATGTTCTACTAGCATCTGTCCTGTGCGTTGATTATGAAATTTAATCATAGGACGATCCATACCTAACCACCTACTAACTTTTTGAAAGATCTCAATATCATCTGCTTTTGTGCGTTCATAGATCTGCATTTTAGGATCTGCACCCGCACGGATTAGATCTTTTTCTTCTGCTGTTGCGCTATATAGACCTTCTTCTGCTACTTTAGGATTCCAGTCATTGCGGTCTCCCCAAGTGCTACTACGTGTCTGTGGCATACAACGAGCAATAGCATCTGTCCAATCTGCTTCAAATCTGCAGATCATATAATAACTATCCGATCCTTCTGTTGCTAAACGTCTTGTGTCAAAATGCCATTTGCTTTGACTCTTCATATAGTCCCAACGACTATCATTCCAATTTTGATATTCAGTCATAAAAAACCTCACATTAGTTTTAGTAAATAGAATGAATTGTTTGGCAATCTACCTTTAATATTAGAAGAAACATTACATAGTTCTTCCATATCATCTAAGGAACATGCAAAATTATTTTTTATGTGATTATATTCAGAACACTCATTAACAAACATAACATTTTTATCTTTAAAATTGTAGTTCAAATATTCAAAAGGTAAGAGATATTCCGTTTCAGGAAATATTATTAAATCTGAATTTTCAATCACACCATTGATATCATCAAACAAAGGTCTCATTCTATAGATATTTATATCTGCAAAAGTTGTAAGTTCAGCACACCATCTTTCAAAATAGGGATGAAAATCAATCAAATTAAATTTGCAATTATATTCTTTATGCAATTCAGTAACATAATTATATGGATATCTAGATCCTATAATAGAAACTTTAGATATTTTCTTCAAATGTTGTTTTATTACTTCAACACATTTAGTTTCTTTTTCTCTAATAGGAGTCCAATAATAATAGTCTCTTTCAACTGTCATAGCGACACCATAGTTCTCTTACCCAACCTTTAGCATCATGTAATTCTGTACCTGTTCCATGGGATGTTAAATATATGCTCATTAAATAATCATTTCTATATTTTTCATATTCTAAATCATCTGGATATTGTGCGCCAAAACTATATGAGTATGCTATTTTTTTAGGATGAAATTTCAAAACATCATAGAAATTATAAAAAATAAATCTATCAAAACTATTATATTTTAATTCAATTTTTTCTTTATGTTCAATATAGAATTGATAAAGAAAATTTAATTGATCATCTTTCCATGCGACAAAAGAACTATTGACCATGCATGAAGCATGATGGTATGTTTCATATATATGTTCTTTATTTTGCCAAATAGGTTCTATAAATCTAGGTTCTTTAAAATCATATACTTTAAAATATGGATATAAATCATTATGAATTAAAATATCTAAATCAAGTATGCATTTGTTTCCTTTTATAGTAAACTGCTCATTAAGAATAAACATTTTTTGCATAGTAAATACTTTAGTTGATGGTATGATAGAATTCATTTTTATAGAAACTATACCATCATCAAATCCTGCAGGATTATCTGTTATGCAATAAAATATAAATTTTCCTGAATATGTATTCAGCAATGTTCTATATAATCTATTCACATATTCAGGTCCATATTTGGTTCCCCATTTAAATGTTATGAAATTAACAAGCATCAGGATTACCTAAAACATAATATGCTTTTTTACTTCCTAAATCAATTTGTCCAGATATATGATCTGTAGACATTAAACACATATCAGCAAGATCATCTTCATTGAAAGCTTGATTTATATTTAATTTATAGTCTAAATAAAAAAAATTTACTGCAAAAATTGGTTTTTTATTTTTGTATTTTAACATATCAAAAGGAACTAGTAATTCAGTTTCTGGATAAATGATCAAATCTACATCTTTTAGATGATCGGTAATATCATTGAATAAAGGATTTATTGGCATCAGTGTAGCGTTAAATTTTTCTTTTAAATATTTTTCTATCAAAGATAAAATATGACCTTCATCAATTATAACAAATTCAATATCTGGGTATTTTTCTTTTATATTGATTAAATATGTAATAGGAAAAACACATCCAACAATAGCAATTTTTTTCAAGTTGTTAGTACATTCTAATAAAATATCTACACATAACTGATCTTTTTTTGCAAAACTAGAACTAGAATACATTTTTAATATTTGAAAAAGCGCATGTTCTATTACAGGAGTTTTAAATTTTTCAAATATTTCATTATATACATCAGTCAAATTTTTTCCAAAGACTTTCTGTCCAATCTTTAGCATCATGTAATTCTGTTCCTCTTCCGTGTGACGTATTAAATAATACTAAACTATAATTTTTTCTATAAAAATAAGGAATCGTATCATTCTCATTTGCACCGTCAACATATGAATATATTATATTTTCTGGATGATATGTCAACTTATTTTTCATAGCTTGAAATAAGAAAAAATCTAAATCACCATATTTTAATTCTATGATATCTTTATTTTTATTATAAAATTCAATGATATGATATAGTTGATCTTCTTTCCAAGTAACAAAAGAACTATTTAACCAGCATCTTCCAAATTGACTTAATATCTTTCCTTGTTCTATTCCATTCCAATAGTTTTTAATGAAACGCCCTTCACTAAAATTGTAATTTGAAAGATAAATATTTAAATCATTGATAATGAGTATATCAAGATCAAGGAGAACACAAGGACCATTTAACTTAGATATATTAGGATCAAAGAGATATATTTTTTCTATAGTAAAACATTTTGTAGGATTGGGTCTTAGATCTTCAATATCTCTTATATGAATACTGGGCTGCAATCCTTTTGCATTATCCGTAAAGCAATAAAATTCAAATTCACCATTATACGTATTTAACAGACTTGCGTATAATCTATTTACATATTCGGGACCATATTTTGTGCCCCATTTCAAAGTGATAAAATTTATGGACATGATCAATATCTACTGTGTTTTTGTTAAGCCGGGATATAATATCAAATGGGTAGAAAGACTATATAGTCTATGTAAGAAATATTTATCATATGACTTTACATTCACTTGCTTAACTGATCAAGAAAATACATCAAATTTTCCTATTCAATTTATTCGTGTCGAGCAATATGAATTGGATACTTGGTGGAATAAAATGCTAATATTCAAAGATGATATTTCTAAAGAAGGAATAAATTTATACTTTGATTTAGATATTGATATTTTAGATAATTTTGATGAATTGATAGATCAAATAGAAAAAAATAAACTATGTGTAGTAGATACTCCATGGAAAAATACGCATGAGTATTTTAATCATGCGTTAAAAAATTCTTCTGCATTTATAGAATATGGAAATACTAGTGTTATGGGATGGATTGGCAAATCACAAAATATTCTGTTTGAATATTTTTATAATGATATATTTAAATATACTTCAGAACATTTTGGTGATGATACATTTATTAATAGAAATGCTAATAAAAAATATTTTAGTAATATCGTAGGTTTACAAAAATATTCTATAATTAACATAAACAAAAAAACATTTTAAGCGCTTATATCTTGAACCATATCTTCCCATAGATTCTTATCATACACTACATAACTCATAGTTAATCTAGGTGATCTTGTTCTTGCACAATGCCAATATAGTTTTTCAGGTTCTTTATACTGGTCGCCAAAATATCCAACTTTACAGTTCCATCCTGGTTTGTCATTAAAAACAATTAATTTTTCATTGGCAATATCCCAGTTTTCAAATTCTCCATCACCTAATGGATTACATGAAAGAATGATATTATATCCAGGAGCATTTCCATTATGATGCCATCCGATATATCCACCTGATGGATAATACATCAATAGTGCATTGTTTCTCGCACCAAAAAAATTTATCAATTTTTCATTAGTGTAATTAGATTTATGTTTTACTTGACTATCATCATAATAAGCTCTATCATGGGATAATTCCAATCCCCATGAATATTCAGGAAATCCTGATTTATTAAAATTATTTAATCTTTCTTTAACATATTGTATACTAGTTGCTTCTTCATATTTTTCTTTTATAGTAACATTTTTCATTGTAGGATTTTTACCAATGAAATTTTCTAAATGAGAATTATCTCTAGCAAAAAACCAATCACTAAATTCAGTTAAAATCTGGTGTAGTTCCAAATTCAAATTTGATATTTCCTGCATGTACTTTTTCTCTTGGCAATGTATAATGAAATATTATTTGTTGAAGATTTTTATAGGCAACATTCTCTTTTAAAGATGTATATTCTAATAAGTAAATATAATTAAATTCGTGTCCGCCATTTGGAAAAAAATCATGCCTGATATCTTTATATTTTTCTTGTTTTAAAAGATACCATATTGTAAATTGATCCCACGGTTGCATTTTTCTATTATAATCTTTAAATATAGATTTACTCCAATGAGGTATATCTCTTTGGGTTAAATATAACTCATACCATTCATTGATCAATTCAATAGTCAAAGGATTATTATTGTAAAGAATAACTCCGCCATGATATTCGAGGTTGTTATCCTTATCAATTACTTTATCAGCAGAAACGTGATTGATTATTTTTGTAAAAAGCATATCTTTATCATCTGTAAGAATATCAAATACTTCAGATATTCTTTCTGATCTTATTTCTGTATCTGCATCAAGATACAGTGTTTTTTGATACGGCGTTTTTGCCATTCCCCACATCTTTGCTCTAATATGAACAGGAATTCCTGTTACTATATTATCAAAAAATTTTCTATCATTTTCCTCAACAAATATTTCATGGGTAAACAATGTTATGTTTGCTTTAGGAAAATAATCTCTTAAAGAAATAGCTGATTGTACTGCAGCATTATAATATGCTTTTGATATAGAAGCAATATAAACAAACCCACATGTATTATTCATGATATTACTTTTCTACAACTGTATTTGCAGAAGTATTTGCAGAAACATTTTCTACAATTGTATTTGCAGAAGTATTTGCAGAAACATTTTCTACAATTGTATTTGCAGCTACAACTGTATTTGCAGAAACAACTGTATTTGCAGAAACATTTTCTACAACTGTATTTGCAGCTACAACTGTATTTGCAGAAACATTTTCTACAACTGTATTTGCAGCTACAACTGTATTTGCAGAAACATTTTCTACAACTGTATTTGCAGAAACATTTTCTACAACTGTATTTGCATCTAACATATGAAGCATTGCAGTATATACCATTACTTCCATTATAGTAGAAGCGCGACGAATTTTATTTTTTGCTTCTCTATTTTTAGAATTTTTAACTGTTGGCATATCAAAAGCTTCAGCTTTAGTATTAAACAAAGCTTCTTTTTGTTGACGCTCAAAACTTATTTTTCTTTGTTCTTCTACTTCTGTTTTTTTAGCAATATGTTTAGCTAATTGATCTGCAGCTTCTTTATCAAGATAAGCTGTTCCAAAAGTAGTCATTATTTCATCCCAATCAGGATTGGTTCCACCTTCTCCTGCAGGAATAGTTATAGAAGCATTTAGGACACGACCATCATCATATCTAAACTTAGCAATTACTTGTGTTTTTTCTGCATTTCCCCAACGAGGATTTAAAATTTCTCTTGCCATCTCTTAAGTTATCCTTATCCATAGTGATGCTGTTGAAACTGTTTCTGTAGCTGCATTTAAAGTTATACCGGCATATGTTCCTGTATATGTACCTGAATAGCTTCCGCTAAATGCTCTTGTATATGTGCCTGAATAATATCCTGTAAATGTACCTGAATAATACCCAGTATATGCTCCCGCAAAAAATGGTTGATAGTATCCAGTATAATAACCTAAATATGCAGTTGCATATCCAGCATAATAAGTAGTATAATATCCAGCATATGCACCAGCATAATATGCTGGTCCAGTATAATACCCAGTATAATATCCAAGATAAGCATATGGGTTACCACCATAATAAGTAGTATAATATCCAGCATATGCACCAGCATATGCTCGTTGCCCCTGATAATATCCAGTGTAATATCCTGTAAATGTACCTGAATAATATCCAGTATATGCACCAGTAAATGATCCAGTATATGAACCAGTATATGTGCCTGAATAATATCCTGTATAGTTTACAGACGATTCTGTATTTCTAGTATCACTAAATGCTGCACCTTGGGTTGCCCATGTTCCGCCACTAACTGGTGCAGAAGAAGACAGTTGATATTTACCTAAACCTGAAGCTACAATTCTATTTCTAAAACGAGTTGTTAATGTTTGAATTTCAGTATCAGACATTTCTTTAAGAGATTTTGGCGAACTAGTTGTATCAAGTTTTAAAGGACGAGGAGAAGTAGGGGTTGATGATCCTGCTGTTTTTCTCCAAAGATATGTGATATTTGATGCGCCAGTATATGTATAGTTATAAATTGTTGCTTTAGATGTCCATGTGCCACCAATTGGGGATGATGTAGCTAAAGCGTAAGATCCAATACCATTTGCAACAAGATTTGCTAATGCAACTGAAATACTATCAGCATTTAAAGTAGTATCAGTTTGTTCTGTTAATCCGGCAACATATTCAATAGGTCTTGTTAATGTTTCTGTTGCAGTTTGTAAATCTTGATAAAATGCATAATTAGATGTTGTTAAAGTTGTTCCTACTGGATGGTCTCCGGGAACACCAACATTGTAATATGTATCTGCAAAAGTTCCAATAGAAGTCAATCCGGTTGTTGATGCAGGATTGACTGACACTGTTCCTACACCTGTATCAGTCGCTGCAAAAACAGTTAATATCTGATATGTTGTATAGTCATAATCAGTACCTGACATGAACTTAAGAGATTTAGGTGAAGTAGTTGTATCAATTTTTAATTGAGCTGCCATATTTTTTTTAATTTCTCTTAAGGATACGCTTGAGTACCATCTGCATAATAAACAACAAGACCTACCTTATTATACCAAGTAGAATTTGCTGAATTATATCCTAATACATGAGTATTAGTTGGTGAAGAGATAGCCATATCAGAATTATCTGATAATGTTAGTTTAGTTGCAACTAATGTATTGCTTGCTGCGCTATTTACTGTAAGAACTCTATAAGCAGAATTTCCAGAATCAATTTGAACGTTTGCGCCTAAGCCTAATTTTGTTCTTGATCCAATGAATATTGTATTAGTATTGAAAGTAATATTAGCAGTAAGTGAAGTATTTCCGCCATAAAAATTATTAGAGTATACTGCATTTGCTGTAAATGACGCACCAACAGCAGCATTACCTACTGCTGTATTTGAATTTGTTGTTACTATTTTATTAGTGAGAGCATCTGCAATCACATTAACTTTAGTAACTAATCCACCAAAGGTATCTGATGTAGTATCAACATTTGCTACTGTAATAGTCATTTGCTACTTATCTTTTCTAATATTAATGAAAGCATACTTTTCAATTCTGTTACTTCTTCTCTAAGCATATTTATATCGTTTTCTTTGCGTTTTTCTGTTTCACGTCTAAGTTTGTAAGCTTGAAGACCGTGCTTGTCTACATTTATTATTGCGCCAGGATTATCTTCTTGTCTCACAAACCCATCCGTTGGTAATTTTTTATCATTCATGTTATATCTGTAAAGCTATCGCAGTAACATCATTTAATCTTGGAACATTAATTCTATCAGTTGATGTAAGAACAATCTTAAGTGCAAAATATTTATACCCGCTCCAACGACCACCTGCAGCATCATAGTATTCAACAATGCTACTATTATCAGGATTTGTAAAAGCTGTTTTAGCAACGTTTGCAGAAACATATCCACGCAGATTGTGTCCTGTTTCAATAGTAGCAGATGCTGCAATATCAAGATTAGCTCCACCTTGTGATGCAGACAACTTCAACCCAGAACTATTAGCAGATACTGCATAATAGTAAGTTGAATTCGAAAGACCTGTAATTGCAGTATTACCTGTATTAGTATAATAATATACAATTTGATTATTTACAAAAGTATTATTTGTAATTGAAATAAAATCTGTAGTATTATTAACACCTGAGTTTGCATTAAAATTTGCAGTTTTAGATGTTCCTGCAGGAATTCCAAAACTATATTCAACATAATCTTTAGTAGAACCCTGTGATGAATAGATAGCATCACCTGCATTTAAATATGCAAGAGGAGTCCACAGTTTAGTATCAAATAATTCTATATCACCTGCATTTTGAAATTTAGCATAAACATTTATATCTGAATTTATTGGTCTATATGCAGTTAAAGTTACACGTATGTCTTCTGCATCTTGTCCATCTGCAAGAACAACTTTTTTAGAAACATACTTTGAAAGCGCATTTCCATTTTTATATACTTCATTAGTAATATCATTGTTTATTATATTTTCAATAAAATAAGAAGATTTTCTTCTTAAATCAACAACAGGAGATAATAAAGATTGAGCAGAAGAAAGCGATAATTGAAAATATACTGATTTATTTCCAGAAAGTGCTGAAGCTTCATTAGTTACACTATATACTATTTTTTCTTTATCAAATAATTCATTTACCGCTTCATTTGTAATATTTTGCCATGCAGTATCAATTATATTAGAAGTATCAGTACCTTTATATTTTAAATTGATTTCTGTTGCTTGAGGTACCATAAAAGCAAATTTTGGAATTATAGAATGATATTTACTATTATCTACTGATGCAACATTTGCATATGCAATAATTGTACTTGTAATCAAATTAGATGATGCAGTATTTCCTGTAGTAATAGATGTGTTTGTTAGTTGCGGCAGGATTCTGTGAAACTGAATCATTTCACTTCCTACAACATTACTAAATCCTGGTCGAGCACTATCAAGAATCAATTCACCAGTAGTTTCATCATAATACTGAACAATGCCAAAAGGTGCTGTTGCAGAAGTATTGGCAATCTTTGAAGTGTTTGTTGTATATACAACATCGTTAACTTGAATTGATCTACCTACAGTGGTATATCCATTTGCATAAGTATCTGTGCCTGTAGTGTTTGCCTTAACAACTCCAGTTAAAGTTAAATATTCATCACTTTCATTATTTAATTGTACTGTTCCTGATGAAGCAGTAAAATTGCATCTATATAATTTAAACTTGATATCTTCTTTTTGAATTGAAGTCCATGTTTTCTTATTTGAAGAAACAAACATAACACCAGCATAAGGTGCACTTGATATTTGAGTTCCTACATAATCTCCAATATCAAATCCTCCAACTTCAGAACACCATAACAAATATTCAGGTGATGATGCATCTGGATCAACCATAAATGCATAATCTTTTCCTGAAGCAACATATATAGGATAATCAAATTCAAAAGTTGTTGCTGTTTTGCTATCATCTGAAATATTTACTGAAGAAGCTGCTAAGTGTGCAGATCCTAACACTTTAGTATAATCAGGTGCACCATTATTCATTTCTACTATCCAACAAGAAATTCCTTTAGTAGGATCTTTTGCTTTAAAGTAAAGATCTATTTTACTAATAAATTGTCCAACTTCATTTGGAGATTGAATATAAAATGATTGTGCTATAGGATCGCAATTATTATCCCATCTAGGAGTATTATCTATTCTATAACTACTATTTGCATAAGTAACAAGAGTATTACTATTGACATGAATTTCAGGATTTATTGTAGTTAAAGTTGCAGATTGATATGTAACAGCAAGACCTGATGCATTGAATGTTGCTTCTGCCTGTGTTATTTTTGCATCTGCACCAGTAACAAGATTATCAACGTTTGTTATTAAAAATCTTCTATCACCTGTTCTAAACACACCGTCAGGAATAGAAAATATTCCTGCTACTCCGCCAGAACTGTTTGCTGCTATAGTAGAACCAACGACACCATTTGCAGTAACAGTGTTTATTGCTTGTCTGCTACCATATGCAAAATTTGCTGGATCTACAGCCAATGTTCCTGGCTTAACATATCCATCAACAAGTACTCCATCAAAGAAAAAATGCAATCTAGTATTGGGCTTTAATGCTGTTGCATAAAATGCAACATCAGTGCTTTTTATTGTTCCTACTTGAGATACACTTTTTACATATGTTCCTAAATTAAAATCCGTAGGCTTACCTGCAGTTACTGAAAGTTCTCTTAAACTTTGAGTTGTTTTTTGTGATGTATATACATCAGTAATAAACTGATCTATCTGTTCAGTTTTTGTAACAATAGCTGCTGCAGTAGATTTAGCTCCATATATTTGTGTATTAATAAATCCGCTATTTATTAAATCCTGCATAGGTTTAACATTATCAATTGTAGCAGTTACTGCAGGAAGCGTATTAGAATTTTCAAAGATATATTGAGAAGGAGAAAGTGTTAAGCTTCCAACATATCCCCAAATACTTTCAGTACAATTTCTATATTTGGTTGCATATGGTTGTGATGCAAAATCTTCATGTCCGTATGTAAGCATCACATAAGGACCCTTTTTGACTACGCCAGAAGAATTTACAGAATCATACTGTGTATCAACATTGTGTTCTTTAAATTTAGGTCTAGCAACAGAATTTCTTTCATCTATTGATATTCTATATTCATAATCATTTGGATTTCCAAATGCATGAGAATTGAATGGATCAGCAAAAATTCCATTCTTAAATCTATCTTTTCCTGTAGAATCAGCGATAGCAATTTCTTTTGCTGATTTTTCTAATGTTGAAAGAACAGTATAATATTCAAGACGTGCAATTCTTTCTTCAAGAACTCCAATATCTTGCATAGTATATCTTTTATTTGATCTAGAATATATTCTAATTGCTAAATCAGGTCTATTACCAATTTCAGAAGTTGTTAATGAAGGAAATGGTGCAATATATGCTTCACCTATAACAGATGCATCTGATATATTTAAAGGTTTTTTAGGAGCAATATCTGGAACACCTTTTGAAATAGAAGGACGTCCATTAGTATTTAAAAGAATCAAATCATAACGAGGTAGATAATATTCATAGTCAGCCATAAACACTGAATCTACTTCAGGATGGTATTGCCCATAAGCACCCATACTAAAAGTATTTGAGTTTGCAGATGCAGGATTAATAGTTATTAATGTATTTGCATAATTTGTATTTGCAATTGAATTTGCTGTAGCAGCTTTACTTGGTCTAAAATCAATACAATTTCTTAAATCATATGTAACTTTGCTTGTTGCAGATTTATAGAAAGGAATATCTGAAATTGCAATTGTTGTAGAATTAGAATTTATTCCATCTGTATAGAGAGGATAAGAATCAACTGAATAATATCCGATACCTGATGATGTATCTGATACTAGATGATCAAGATCAACAAGAAGTGTTGAGGCACTTATGATATTACTTTTATACAACGATGAAACAGAAAGAGTTGCTAGATCATACTTATCATCTCTTTGACCATTATCTAGTACAAACCAGCTAGCTCTATTTGCTGTTGTGTTTGCATATGTACTTGACGATCCAACCCAAATATTATTAATTTTAAGAACATCAGGAAGACCTAAACTCCAAGGACCAACTGAAGTTGCAGTATTATTAGAACAATCAATTTTAACTAAACGATTTTTGCTAACTGTTTTTGCTGCCTGTACAGCAGGAGATTTAATTACAGGATACTGAGCATATACTGTTGATCCTGAACCGCTATCAATCGTAATACCTGTTGCTACAGTAAAAGTATTCGATGCAGGAGTAACTGTAAGCATTGAATCTGTAATATTGAAGATATGCCCATCCTGAAAATAACGCTGGTATGTATTAGCAACAGAATTTGAAGTTGCTGCAGGATAAACATACATTAGTGTGTTTGAGGTAATACCTCCAACTCTATATGTTGCAGGTGTTCCTGCAGCTGTATTTGAAATACGAATAGTATCACCAACCTTGAATGAAGCTTCAAATGTTGTAGATGATCCATTAACAAACGTTGCTGTAGAATTTGAAGCAGTAGCATTTACAGTTGAATATAGCGAAACTGTTCCTGTAACGTTAGAAGAATATGCATTAGCATTTAATGAAATTGTATATTCTCTAGAATCAGTAGTATATAGTTGTTCTGTTCCTGCAGCACCCAATCCACCAGATAAAGTAAATGACATATATCCATTAGCATAAAGTGTTGATGAAGTTGTTTTTCTATAATAAAATGAGGTATCTCTTGAACCACCTGTTGGTGTTAGTGACTTTATCGCTTTATACCCAATATCAAAAACCATTGGTGTTATTGTAGCATCATAAATTACTGCTGCACTTGATTCTAAAACAAGATCTGCTTTAAATTTACCATAAGTTCCTGAACTTTGATAAATGCTTTTTACATCTGAATTAAACGATTTACCAGTATTCATACGAACATTAAAAAGATATACGTAGTATTGAGTATCAGGTGTGCCTCTAGTACCTGAATACCAAACAACAGTTTTGATGTTTGCATAACCTACAATACTACCTGATACAGAACCTGATAGTCCTTCACGGTCGGTGATAGAAGTAAATGCAGTATCATAAAGAGCAACTTCAGCTAAAGTATCAAAGTTCATTACACCTAATACTTCTTTACAATAAACATAGTTTCCGTAATTTGCAGTAATTGCTTTATTTTGAACAATCTGTGTAGTATTTGCTCTATATGTTACTACTCGAGCTGTATCTAACAACTGAACTCTGTTTCCTTTAACATATGAAAGACCTGCAGAAATTTCATAGTTAAAAGTATTTGCAATATCAGTATTTGGCGATGTTTGGATTGTATGTGGAGCTATAGTATAATCACCTGATTCCTCAGATGTTCTTTGTGCCATGGCAGTGCCAATAGCAGCATATACAGGATTAGTATTCTGTAAAATTGCATTGTTGCCATCAAATTCTAAAATAGCAAAGAAATTATTTGAAGCCGTATTTTTTTCTTTTACTGCAAGAGTAGGTGTAAGTTTAAGACGATGAGCTCCTGGAGCATTATAGTTTGATGATCCATTAGCATTATCATTTAAAGATGTATCTTGATATTCAGTAACGATAGTTTCAACTGTTTCAAATCCTACTTTTTGACTAGCAGCATTTGAACTGTAATTATTTACTACTGCATATTGCTTATCTACTTTTTGAAAGAAACCTTTTTGATAAATTATGCCATCAGTAATAGAAACAATAAATCCATTCCCTGTAGCATTGGTACTACTATTTGTAGTATAAACATTAATACTAGCAATGATATTTGTATTAGAAAGATTTTCTAAAGGTGCTTGATTTGCACTATAGATGTATAGTGTTTCGCCATTAGCAAAAGTGCCAACATCATTATTAGATCCGTCTTTACCGGTATATACATATTGAACATAAAAACGATTGGTATCAGGATAGTTTGACTGAAATCCTTTTTTTCCAAAATATAGTTTTGCACGAACAGCAGTATTCGAATTACGTCCGTTGGTTATAGTATAAGTGTCATCTAAATCTTCAACTGTAGCGATTGCAATTGTATTTGAAAGAAAAGAATCAACCACGCGAACAAACGGCGTACCAGAGAAAGTTTTAAGATAACATCCGTCAACGACTGACCCGTCTTTAAAAATATTATCGCCATGACGCTGAATTTGTTTCTGCAGGATTGTTTGAAGTTGAGTTAACTCTCTTGCTTGGACAGCAGTTGATGGTCTAAAAAGTATTCTATAAAACTTTTTGTCCTCATCATAATCATCAAAATAAGTACCTTGAAGAATGTTTACTGTCGCATTACTTAGTGGAACATTAACAGCCATTTTTATTCCTTAGAGAGTTAAAATCAAATATGCTTGTTCAAAATCAGAATTAGATCTTGTAATTTTTTCAACATTATCTATGTATAGAACAGAACTAGTATAAGGTTGTATATCAGGATTATTTATACTTGAAATAGTAGCAGTTGCGAAAGAAGTTGCACCTGAGAGTGCTTCTGTAGAAAAGGTTCCTGTTACTGTACCTAATTTAACTGCTGTACTATTTGCAAAAGCAACTTTGCCTGTTGCAAGTGAAGTTGCACCTGTTACTGTTTCATTGCGAGAAAATGTTCCAGTAATACCTGTAATATTTAATGTTGTTAATGCATTAAATGTGTTTGCACTATAAGTTATAGTTGTATATAGAAAATGTGTTTCTCCTGCAGATGCAGAAGTCAAATTTTTTGTTGCACCTTCATAAGTATCACTTAATGTTATTGTAGTTGTATTTGATGTTTTAACAAAATATGTTCCATTATTAACAAAACCAGAAAGTACGGTATTTGAAGTAGGGCAAAGATAAGATATCAAATCGCCAGGCAAAAAGTGCGAATTAGCATTAGCAATTGTTATAGTTTCATTTGTATTAGAAATACCTGTAGATGATGTAAAAGTAGCAAAT